TGGATAATTTCGCTTGAGTTACATAGGCCGCTCATAAGTTCTGTCTGTGTCATTTTCCTGCTCCTTGTTGTCCGCCAGCCTTTTGCTGGACGGCTTGTGCTTTCATCATCGCAGCAGCGGCAGGAGCCGCCTGTATTTGCTGCTGTGCATCCATCGCCTCCTGGCGTTTGGTACGTTTCTTCTCGACCAGCTTCGGGTCCGCCATCCAGCTTTCGGGGACGGACTGGATATCGGCGACCTCGCGGCTGATCACGTCGAAGTCAAACTGGTCGAGCACCGACGGGTCTTGCGTGATGTTCACAATGCCGCCGAGCATTTCCATCGTCCGCCCGAAGCCCGCCACTTCCTGGGCTCGCATGGCCTTGGCCAGTGGAGATGTGTAGACCACGGTGTATTCACCCTGGGCTTCCTTCAGGATTGGAGGCATCGGGGGCAGCAAACCGGCATCAGCCAGCAAGTCAAGTTCCCGCTCTATCATCGGGCCTAGATATTCTGATTGCTGCCGTCCGACCGTTGGGGCAAGAAGGATGCCCTTTTCGTTGGTGCGTTCGATGACTTCGGTCGCCGTCATCTGCGGCGCCTCAGTCAAAATCTGGAACAGTGTCACGAGGAAGGCGTCGTTGATGAGAAGACGTTCCTCATCCATCATTTCCTTCGTGACTTGTATGTTACCAACCGGCAGCGTGCCGACCAACGGTTTACCGTCGGCCGACATGCCACCTTTGTTCAAGGCTCCGGGGCGCATGGAGAAATCCACCATGCCGTCATCCGTGGTAAGGAGAACCGGAGTACCGGCCCGATGACCTTGTGTTAGAAAATCGCGCTTCTCAGCATTCAATGTCTTGATCGCGGGAAGGACCATCATCGCCGGAGAACGTCCGTAGGTCTCGCCGGGGGTCTGGTCGTAACGGGTAGTCGGAGCCGGGAAGGTGCGGTATCCACCTTCAGACAAGAACTTCTGACCGTCGACGGCACAATAGTAGCTGGCGAATGGCATAGCCTTGTTGTCACGGCGTCCGGGGTCATAATCGGTTCTCGGGCACACCCGATGCAGGAACATGAACTGGGCATTGATATCCGTCGCCACCTTGATGATATCCGGCAGAACATCTTCGCCGAACTGCTGTATGGCCTGCGTCCGGTTCAGCCGGAAGCGGCGGCAGAAGCCGTCTACCTGGCCCTGGAAGTTCTCGCGGAGGTATATCTCGCCAAGCGGGATCGAACGGTAGCGGAGACCGCGGCCGCCCTCGGGGCTCTGGAGATGGTCGACCCATAGACTGCCGTTGCCGAAGGCGCCAAGGGAGACGTAGGTGTTGAGGTTCTGCGATGAGAAGTTCGAGGTCGGCTTGTAGCGTTCCTTGAACAGCACACGGGTCGCCATCTCGAACCACAGGCGGACCTCGCGGACTTTGGCCAGGTCTTCGTTGTCGGCGGTGAGGGCGTGCCAGAATGAATTGCGTGGCGTAAGTAAGCTATCTAAAATAGCGGAGAACCTTGATAAAGCCAGTGCCGCTGTAGCGTCGATCTGTTCAGCCGTCTTTTTTTCACCCGGGAAGTTGTAGCTTCCAGGAGAGAACGTGTTGCGGAATGTCGGCAGCACCAGCCGCGCTACCTCATCCCAGTGGCTCTCGAAGGTCGCACGCATGGTCTGGAGCGACGAAAGTTCCCGCATACTCTCAGCGACGATATCATCTTCATACGCCATTTGAAATCCTTTTGAACATCGAGGGTCCGGGGAGGGACTGCTTTGTTTCACGTGAAACACCCATTCGATTTGGTTCTCTTGTCATCTTCATGATCTCCGGGGTCATCCCCTGGTTCATGCGCTTCCGCATCTGTTTGAAGTACGTCAAGTCCTGCGGGTTCATACCGCCGCCCATCAAACCCATGCCTGTTCCGAAGATGCTCGCCATGTCAGTTATCCGAATGCCGGGAAGGCACTTTTGTTCATCGACTGTACTTCCGGGTCGTTCCCCTTGAAGGACCAGTTATGCTGGATCGCATAATTGTACTTGGAAGCTGTTGCCGGATCGATCTTCTTTGCCGCCAGTAGATCGCGCACATCCCTGAGTTTCAAAGTTTTATTAATGATGCCGTTGTTCAACCCATCGATGAGAGAGTTCCCCGACGGTTTGAACTCTTTCAACTGGTAGTCGGTCTTTGACATGAGACCGTTGCCGCCGCCGAGCATATTAGTGATGCCACCCAAAAGGTCCATGTCATACTCCGATCTTTTTCCGGGACAACCTGAATAACCTGGGTTTATCTCCGTACATCTGCTTATCCTGGCGTTGTGAACGGCGTTCTTTATCCATCCGCTGTTTCAAAGTTCCTTCCGTGGCACCTTGGATTTGTTCCCGCATATCACTAATGCCCGGCAAGTGGTACGCCTTCTTCTGCTTCAAGATTGCCGAAATGAAACCCATGTCAGTTCTCCGGAAAATTCAAGTTCATCTTTACCTCGCCCACGGGTCTTCGTCAAGCCCCTTGGCCATCGCCACCGGTTCCTGCCGCCGTTGCGCCTCCCCATAGAACAGAACCGGCCGCGCGATCCGCAGCATCATGACGGCCATGCGGCTGGCCGACATGAGATCGTCGTCGACCTTGACGATGGCCCCATCCTTGCGGTGGTACATGCGGTATTCCTCGAACCAGTCCGTCAGGTTCTCGAAGACCTTGAAGCGGTTGGTCTTCATGCGCTCGTACATCGTGAGCACGCCGACCTCGGTCGAGTTCGAGCCACCCGGGAAGGTGGCGTGCTCCGCGTGCATGTTCAGCCCATACTTCTTGTAGATGCTCCGCAGCGGCACCAGGTCGCCACCGAAGTCTTTCCTCTGGTTGCCGTCATGTGGCCAGGCCACGGGTATCTTGGCGCCGTAGCCCTTGAGCACGTTCTTCATGGCCTCGGCATGGTGCAGGGGTGTCGACGCCTTCATGCGGATGGTATGGATCACGCAGAGCGTGTCAGTGTCCTTGTCCCAGGCCATGAGAACGGCGGCGAAGGGGTGCTTGACGCCGAAGTCGACGCCCCATACAAGCGCCCAATGTGATGGTATCTCGCGCGGCTTGCACGATATCTGGCTCTCGGGGATATCGAAGATGACGCCCGAGCCCAGCATCGGGATACCCCTGGCGCGAGCTTCCCGCTCGTGCGCTGGATAGGCGGCGACGATGCTCTCGATCTGTTCCTTCGAGACATGGCCAGCATCCTCGATAGTCATGGTCGTGACAGCCATGTCCTTCGTGCGCTCGTTGAGGAACCGCTTGACGACGGTGGACATGCCAAGCAGCGGCGTGAAGGTCATCAGCGAGATGCCGTTGTTCAAGGCAACGCGGGTCGTACCCTCGGTGTAGATTTCCTCGGACGGTTCCTCGTCGAACCACAACCCATCCAGGGTGGCACCCTGCCACTTCTCGCGGCCCTGCTCGTAAGATTTGAATTTGACTTCCGAGAAACCCCCACTTACGTGTTTCACCAGTACGGTGTCATAGAGGTCGCTGACGCCGCGGGCCAACGTCATCTTGTCCCTGGACAGACAATCCTTCGGGATCATACCAGTACCCCAACCCATGGCCACGGCACCAATCAATACTTCCTGGACAACTTCTCGGGTGCTCAGTGCCGTAATACCCGCGGCCCACCATTGCGTCGGACGATCCCATCGTCTCCCTGTCCACCAGGCAGGATAGAGCCCCGTCAGGTGGTAGGCAACCTCGGCGCCACCACAGTATGTCTTGCCGACACGGTTCGCGGCCATGAGAAGGCGCTGTCGGTGTTTCAGGCCACTAGCATGGAACTCCAACTGCTTCGGGTACGGTTTATACAACTTCAGGCGATTTTCGTTCTGGAACTTGAACTTGTCCGCGAGCAGCTTCTCCAGTTCGATCAGGTCTTGCTTGCGGTCATCACTCATCCGAGGATGGCCCCCAGCACGAACCCCACAAATCCCCGTCCATGAATATCATCTCAGCATTCCTTCCAGTTCGTCGTCGACTACAGTGAACGCTGCATCCGCCACATTCGACGGCAGGAGCGCCTTCGGATCGAGGCCAAGGCGGGTGGCAAGTTGGGTGATCCGGCGCTCAATGTCTTCGACCGAGCGATGGTCCTCGACGATGACACGTTTGACTTCCTCGACCACGAGGCCGGAGCGGTCTAGTATCTCGACTGCTGCCTTGTATTGGTCCTTGTGCAGCGGGTTGCCAGCGACTTCGAGCAGGACCGAGGACGCGAGGACGGCGCCGGACTGGAGACGCCGGTCGGCCATCTCGCGGAAGGCATCGAGGATTTTCTTGTCCCGCAGCAGGCCCGCGGCTATGTCGCGCCAGCTTTCGACGGTGCCCTTGTAGCCAGCGTCACGGACAGCTTCCCAAGGATTGACCCCGCCTTGGCTCATGTACGCCAGCACGAACTTCCGTTGCATCGGGGTGATGCCGTACATAGCAGGCCCCAGGGTTTCTTTTGTCACTACTTCTTTTTCCATGATGACTGGATATCGGATTTCCGATGTCGTGTCAATACCCTTGCTTATATACATCTATAATTCTCGGCGCGAAAAATCCTGGAGAGCACGTATTACGTACGTGCTCGCGCGGCCGGGGGTGGGGGGGGGGGGGCGGGGGGGGGGGTGGGGGGGGGGGGGGGGGTGGTGGCGGGGGGGTGGTTGGGGGGTGGGTTGGGGGGGGCGGGGGGGGGGGGGCTCAGCGGGTGGGCCGGGGCGGCGGGGGGCGTGGGGGGGGCGGGGGGGGGGGGGGGGAAATGGGGGGGGGGGGGGGGGAGGCCGCGCGCGT